GCAGGCCGTCATGGCCGACGCGCAGGCCGTCAAGCAGCAGATCACGCAGCTCAACAAGATCGGCAAGACACTCGAGATTTTGTACGACTACGAGATCAGCGAGCAGCAGCAGAACTTCAAGTCGATGATGAAGATGACGGTGCGTCGCGCCTCGACCGCAGGCGTCGGCTGGACCCGTCTCGGCTTCCAGCGGATCATGGGGCCGTCGCCAGACCGCGACAGCCGCATCGCCGACATGCAGCAGCAGCTCGACCTGATTGAGCGCGTGTCCGCCGACATCGCCGACGACGAGGTCGATGTCGACAGCGCCTCGGCCGAGCAGATGCGGCTCACCATGCAGGCGGTCGCCGAGGAAGGCGATATCGTGCTGCGCGAGGGCCTGCAGTTCTCATGGCCGCGCTCGACCTCCATCATCCCCGACCCGCGCTGCATCCAGCTCCGCGACTTCCTTGGTTGTGATTGGGCGGCCGAGGAGTACATACTCTCGGTCAACGAGATCAAGGAAACCTACAACGTCGATGTCGGCTCCAGCCACACCACCTACAGCCGCACTGACACCGGAACGGATTATGAGCGTGCCAGGGTGGCTTGGCAGGCGAACTCCAGCAACACCGATGACGATGGTAATGTCGATGAAGGCGATTCCGACAACTGTCTGGTGTGGGAGCTGTTCAACAAGCGTGACGGATTGGTCTACGTCATCTGCGACGGGTATCCTGATTTCCTGAAGGAGCCAGCCGCGCCGGATGTCTACACCGACCGCTTCTGGCCGTGGTTCCTCACCGCCTTCAACGAGACTGACGGCAAGGTCTATCCGCCGTCCGATGTGGATCTGATCCGGCCGATGCAGCGCGAGCTGAACCGCTCGCGGCAGGGCCTGCGCGAGCACCGCTTCGCCAACCGTCCCAAGATCGCCTACGCCGAGGGAACGCTCTCGGAAGAGGATATCGACGCCCTCAAGTCGCACCCGGTCAACGCGCTGATCGCGATAGCCGGCCTGCAGCCGGGGCAGGACGTGAACCAGCTCCTGCAGGCCATCAAGGGCGCGCCGGTCGACCCCAACCTCTACGAGGTCAACCCGATCTTCGAAGACCTGTTGCGCTCGGTCGGGCAGCAGGAGGCCGATCTTGGCGGCACCTCCGGCGCGACCGCCACCGAATCCAACATCGCGGCGTCGTCCAAGTCGTCCGCGCTGTCGTCGTCCATCGACGACATCGACGACACGCTGAGCGCGATGGCGCGGGCTGGCGGCCAGATACTGCTGCTCAACATGCGCCCGGAGACGGTCAAGGAGATCGTCGGCCCCGGCGCGATGTGGCCGGAGCTGACCCGCGCCCAAGTGTCGAAGGACATCTACCTTGAGATCGAGGCCGGCTCTTCCGGCCGCCCGAACCAAGCGCAGGAACTGCAGAATTTCGAGCGCCTCGCGCCGATCCTGATGCAGCTCCCCGGCGTCAAGCCGCAGTTCCTCGCCAAGCAGGCGATCAAGCGCCTCGACGACAAGATCGACACCGACGAGGCGGTCGCCGATGGGCTGCCCTCGGTCATCTCCATGAATGGCAACAAGGCGATGCAGCCGGGTGCCACCGGAGGAAACGATCCGACCGCGCAGGGGCCGAAGGGCGCAGGGAACAGCCCTGCCGCCCCGGCACCCAACCCGAGCGCGCCGACACCACCACCGAAGCCATCTGCCGGCCCACTGCCGAACTAGGGAAACACTGCCATGACGCCTGCCGACGACATCAGCACTGCCACGACCGACGCCGCGTCGACACCCACCGAGGGTACGTCCGCGACGCCGTCGTCAACCCCATCCCCTGCGTCCGAGCCGACGCCGGGTAGTACTTCGGAAGACAGCTCCAAGCAGAGCATGCTTGACGCCGTTCTCAAGGTGGTCCCGGCCACGAACGAGACCGACGTGCTTGCCGAGCAGACGGGCGATTCCGAGACGACTGATGAAGATCAGCCAGCAGACGGGCAGGCGGAAGCCGACCCCGACGACGACAAGGAACCTCCTGCGGAAGCGGCCTCTCCGGTCATCCGCAAGAAGATTTCCAAGCTCCTGAAGCAGCGCCGCGAACTGCGTCAGCAAGTAGAGCAGCTAGCGACCCTTCGGCGACCCGCCGAAGTAGGCCAGCAACTCGAAAACTACGCCGTAGCCAACGACCTTAGCGCCGAAGACATCACCGGCATCCTGCAGATTGCCGCGCACCTTCGTCACGGCGACTATGCGGAGTTCTACAAAGCGGTCGCTCCCTATGTCCGCACCGCCCAGGAATATCTGGGCCACGCCATCCCGAAAGACCTTCGGGAGCGGGTGCAGAAGGGGGAGATGACCGAAGCGACGGCCAAGGAGTTTGCCAGGACGCGCATGGATATGCAGCGCGGCGAGATACAGCGGGAGACGGCCGAAGAGGCCAGCGCCCGCAACAATTTCGTCGCGACGCAGAACCGTGTGGAGACCTCTGTCGCTGCGTTGGAGAGCCGGATGGCCGCGAGCGATCCCGACTACAAGGCTAAACAGGGCGCTGTTCGAAGGACCGCGCAGGCAATGCTGTTCGAGCGAGGTGGCACAATCGCCAGCGTCGAGGAGGCCTTGGAGATCACCAAGGCCGCCTACGCCGAGGTGAACGCCACGATCCGCAAGCAACGGCCGAACCCGACGCCCACGTCCAAGATACCGAACGGCAATGGATCAACCCACACGGTGCGCGCCGAACCGAAGACGCTCATGGAAGCGGCTCTTCAAGGATTGGCAAATTCACGAAACGGCGCGCACCCCTGAAGGGGTAAATTGAAATGGCCTTTACGGCAGGCGAAGTCACCAACATCGCTAACGCGTCGTTGGACTTCTATCTCGACAAGGGCGACCAGTGGAGGCAGACCCTCCAGAAGCGCCCGCTGATGGACAAGCTCGTCGCCCGGAAGAAGTTCTTCCCCGGTGGCAAGGGTAACATCAGCGTAGCGGTTTCAGGCGCGTTCGGTGACGGCAGCGGCACCAACGATGTCCTGAAGGGCTACACTCACAACGACAGCGTCGCGTTCTACACGCCCGCTAACATCAAGCGCGCCGCCTACCCGTGGCGCGAGCACCACCTCGGCCTTGAGATCACCCACACCGAGCTGAAGATCGACGGCATCTCCGTTGTCGACCCCGGTTCCAACGGTGAGCGCACGACCGAGCACAGCCGTCGCGAAATGACCGTCCTTGTCGGCCTGCTTGAGGACAAGCTGTTCGACCTCGGCGAGAAGTACGCGAGGGACTTCAACAAGCTCCTCTACGGCGACGGTGTCGCCGATCCGAAGGCGCTTGCCGGCCTCAAGCTTCTGGTGGCGGACAATCCTTCGATTGGCGTCGTCGGCGGCCTCGACCGGGCGAACGCGGCCTACACCTGGTGGCGGAACCGTGCGCGCACGGCAGCCTTCGGCGTGGCGGTCGGCACGACCCCGGCGCTCGCCGCGTGGGGCGGCGGTGCCGTTACCTCCAGCGTCGCCGATGGCGGCGCTCTGCTCCAGATACTCCAGTACGAGCTGCGCCAGTTGACCCGCTACGGCGGCAAGCCTGACCTGTTCGTGGTGGGGTCCGACTTCCTCGGCGCGATGGAAAAGGAAATGCGTGCGAATGGTTCGTACAGCATGACCGGCTTCACCAAGACGCAGGACGGCAGCATCGGCGAGATGTTCTTCGCCGGTTCGGAGGTCATCTACGATCCGACGCTTGACGACCTCGGTCTCAGCAAGCGCGGTTACTGGATCGACACCAAGAAGGTCGGCATCCAGGCAATGGAAGACGAGTGGATGCACAAGCACACGCCTGCGCGTCCGCACGACAAGTTCCTGATGTACCGCTCGGTCACCAGCACTTGCCAGCTCGTTGGCAAGCAGTTCAACTCTTCGCTGGTCATCGACATCGCGTGATTTACTACCGGGGCGGCCATCCCGGCCGCCCCGTTTCTTGAGGAGCGACCTATGCACTTCTGCCGAGCAATGATCTCCATCGGCGGCGACGCCGATAACGTCTACTTCGCCGATCACTATGCACCTGTCTCATGGCCGGAGGTCATGGTGCTCCAGCACGTTCACGGCATCGACGCCGTCACCGCCGTCGAACCCTTCGTCAAGGTCGACCAGGACCCGCGTTCCGAGCGCGACCGCCTGGTCCACAAGTACGGCGAGGAGAAAGTCAGTGAGGTGTTCGGCGGCAAGCGCCTGCCGGCCGAGATGGAGGCACCGCAGGCACGGCTGCCGTTCGACCTCGTCTGGAAGAACCCGATCACCATGATGCACGAAAAGACGCCGGAGGAGTACGACCCCGAAAAGGCGGTCGCCGCCAACGTCGCCGCCCGGAAAGCGAGATAAGATGGCCCGCGTCCAGACCCTGCTGGAGATGACCAAGAACCTCCGCGCCGAGGCTGGTCACAGCCTCGCCGTGGCGCAAGGGGTCAACACCGTCGACACGCTCAAGTACATCCTGCGGCGCACGCAGGAGGAGCTGTGGACGGCCTTCATCTGGCCTGAGATGACGCTCCGCGACGACCGGGCGCTGACGCCCGGCACCTTCCTCTACGACTACAGCGTCAACCTCCAGTTCGACGCGATACGCGAGGCCTACTCCGCGCCGGCGTCGGCGACCGGCAAATGGACGCCGGTCGCCTACGGCATCAGCGAGGAGAAGATCGTCCCGGTCACCGGCGTCAACAGCGAGCAGAGCGACCCGGTGCTGTGCTGGGAGGCCGCCGGCGCGCCCGGCGCAGCGGCGGCGAAGTTCCGCATCTGGCCGACGCCGAAGACGGCGACCTACCTCCGCTTCAAGGGCAACCGCGAGCTGAACGCCTTTGTCGCCGACGCCGACAAATGCACGCTCGACGCGACGTGCATCATCCTCTTCGCAGCAAGCGAGCTGCTCGCCAGATCGAAGGCCGAGGACGCCGCGAACAAGCTCCAGAAGGCGCAGCGCCATCTGACCAAGCTGCTCGGCAACCAAGTCTCGGCGAAGAACAAGGTTTCGACGTTCGGGGCAGGGTCGCCGCGCAACATCATCATGAAGCACACCGGCATCAACGCTTGAGGTTGTCATGGCCTATGAAGTCGTTGACAACTTCGCCGCTGGACTTGACCTTCGCAAGTCTCCGCTTACCGCGCCGGGCGGAACGCTTGTCAGGCTGAAGAACGCCGTCATCAATCCCGGTGGCGAGATCGAGAAGCGCCGCGCCTTCGTCAAGCTCGGCTCCAATCTGCTTGCCGGCACCTTCGGCCTCGCCTCGACCGAGGCGACGCTTTACGCCTTCACCCGCAACGTCACCACGACGCCGCCGGCGCTCGGCGTTCCCGGCACCACGCTGAAGTACCAGAGGCTGCCCAACGCGGCCGCCGACCTTCAGCAGATGGACTACGACACCTTCGACGGCAAGGTGTACTTCGTCGGCTACCAAGCCTCCGGCGCGGACGCCAAGGCAAAGAACCCGCACTACTACGACGGGTTTGAGACCGAGGGTTCCGGCAAGGGCTACTACATCCGCACCTATCAATCGAAGGTCTACTCGGTCAGCGGCAAATACCTCTACTTCTCGGCCGTCAACAACCCGGTGCTGTGGAACGAGAGCGCGCTGATCGACGCCGTCATCGTCACCAAGCTCGACAAGACGAATCCGGCGACCGTCACCGTGGCGCTCGCCGACATCTCCAAGTTCACCACCGGCATGAAAGTGCTGATACAGGGTGCCACCGGCACCGGCCTGACCGTCGCCAACGGCATCAAGACGGTCGGCACCGTCAACGCCGGCATCGGCACCTTCACGCTCAACGCCACCGACTGCTCGACCGCGACCGCCGCGCAGACCACGGGTCTGAGCGCGACGCCGGCGATCAACGTCGTCTCCATCTCAAGCGCCAACCCGGCGGTCGTCACTGTCGCTGCCGCCGACATCGGCAAGTTCACCAACGAGATGACGGTTGAGATTTTCAACGCGACCGGCACCGGCACCGTCAACGCCAACGGCAAGCACCAGATCAGCGGCGTCGGCTCGCCGGCCAACAGCTTCACGCTGGTCAACGTCAACACGTCAGGCGGCGTCGCGCTCGGCAGCGGCATCGCCACCGTCGTCCACAGCGCCGACACGGCGCGCACCGGGGCTGGCTTCATCAACCTGTCGCTGCAGGACAGCGATTCGGAATTCCTCACGTCACTTGAGGTCTACTACGACAAGCTGGCGATCTTCAGCTCGGAGGCCGTGCAGCTCTGGGCGGTCGACCCCGACCCGCTGCAGAACGCCTATGTGCAACTCCTGCGCGGCACCGGCACCACGGCACCGCGCTCGACCTCGCAGTACGGCTCCGGCGACGTGCTCTACCTCGACCAATCGGGGGTACGCTCGCTGCGTGCAAGGGACAGTTCAAACAGCGCCGCGGTGTCGGATATCGGCTCGCCGATCGATGCCGTCATCAACGGCGAGAACCCCGCCATCACGCCGATCCCCGCCGCCGAACTCGACAAGGGCATCGCGCTTCTGGAGCCGCTGGTCGGCCGCTTCTGGATGGTGTTTCCGAACAAGCTCTATTCGCTGAGCTATTTCCCCGGCCCCGAGATCACCGCGTGGTCGGAGCACACGCCGGGCTTCACCATCGACCACGCCGTTGCCTGCGGCGGCCGCATCTATGCGCGCAGCGGCGACGAGCTGTACGTCTATGGCGGCGTCAACGGCAACCAGCGTGACGCCTGCGGCGTCGAGGTCCGCCTGCCGTACCTGAACGGCAAGAAGCCCGGCCACAACAAGATTTTCGAAGCTCTCGACATGTCGATAGCCGGGACGTGGGAGGTCTACGTCAACTACAACCCGTCCGACCCCGAGGCCGAGGAGCTGGTCGGCACCTTCAGCGCGCCGACGTGGAACGGCGGCCGCGCCGAGCTGTCCGGTTACGCCAGCCACATCTCGCTGCGCTTCAAGAACACCGACGCCAACCACGCTTCGATCAGCAACATCGCGATCCACTACCAACTGGTGGATGACGAGCAATGATCCGCGTCGCCACCGCCACCCTCGACGACCTCGCCTATGTGGCGTCGTGGATGTGCGATCTGGACCGGCAGGAGCTGTCGGTGACACGCGATCCCGACGACTATGAGGGCCTTGCTCTGGACGCCTACGCCTCGACGCTGCACCACGTCGCGCTCGACGCCGCTGCCCGGCCGATCTTTGCCTTCGGCGCGTACCCGGTCGACAGCCGCACCGCGCACGTCTGGGGCTTCAAGACCAAGGACGGCCCGAGGGCCATTCACACGGTCACCAAATTTCTGGTAAGAGAGATGATCCCGAGGCTGCGCCGCCTCGGTGTCAACCGAGCGGTCTGCTACGTCCACAAGGACAACACGCCGTCTCGCAAATGGCTCGCGCATCTGGGGTTCGCCCCCAGAGCCACCCCTGGGGAGCTTGGCACCCCGCTGATCTGCTATCAGCGTGACTACGAGCCGTTCCCTGATGAACGCACCCTTCACTGACCACCGGCAGGCGCAGATCGCCCGCCACAGCTACCGCCTCGCCACCGTCGACGATGTCGCCGAGCTGGCCGAGCTGTTCCGCGAATTTTTCCATGAGAGCGATCTGCCGTCGTTCGGGCTGACCTTCGACATCGGCCGCATGCATCGCTGGCTGCTCGGCGTCACCGAGGCCGGCAGCGTGCCGCACGTCGTCGCCATAGACAAGCGCACCGGCCTGGTTGTCGGCGCAATCGCCTACCGGCTGATGCACAATTATACCGACCGGCCCATCGCCCAGATGGACAAGTTCTACGTCCGCAGGGACCACCGCCGGTCGGCCGCCGGCCGCACGCTTTTGACGCTCGCGATAGAGATGGCCCGCGACGACGGTGCGGCGCTGTTTCAGGTCTTCGTCAACTCCGGCATCGCAGGCAGCCGCAACATCTTCGACAGGTTCGGCTTCCGCGAGACGCCGCACTCACGCCTACTCGGAAAGGAACTCTGATCATGTGCTTCGGTGGCGGCGACGACAGCGGCGAGAAAATGCTCAAGCTTCAGAAGAAGCAGGCAAAGGAGGCGCGTGAGAAGGAGGCGGCACGGCAGAAGCGCATCAAGGAGGCGATGGGCAAGATCACCACCGCCTTCGAAGGCGGCCCGGTCATGGAGACGAAGAAGAGCAACTTCGATTGGTCAAAGTTCGACGCTCCGACATCGGCGCTTCTCAGCCAGTTGCAGAACGGCGCGAACGCGCTCGGCTCCAAGTTTCGCGGCAATAGCACGCCGTTTGACCTGACCGGCCTCACCGATTCGCTGAAGGCGATGTTCCAGAACGTCGGCTCGACCAAGTCGGGACAGGTCAGCGGCCTGCCGGAGGGCTACTCCTACGTCCAGCTCACCAAGCCTAGCGGCAGCGGCACCCAAGAGGTGTACAGGCAGAACAACGTCGGCGGCGGCTACACGCGGGAGCAGCGGCCGAGCGGGGTGACGACCGTGCAGGGCAGCGGCAACTACCTTCCCGGCACCTACGGCATCAAGGGACCGGACGGCAAGGTCTACAAGCCCGGCGACGCGCTCCCCTTCGAAGAGACCGTCGACACCGGCCAGGTTTCCGGCGGCTTCAACGACGATTTCTACAACACCTTCAAGCAGGGCATGATCGACTATTACGCGCCACAGGTCGCCGACAAGTACGGCGAGGCGAAGGACGAGCTGACCTACCGGCTCGCCCGCGCCGGCACCGGCCGCTCGTCGGCCGCCAACAGCGCCGTCGCCGACCTCGCCAAGCAGAACACGCTGAACACCGCCAACGTCTATTCGGAGGCCGACGCCGGCGCTGCCGATCTCCGCACCCGCGTCGCCAACGAGCGCACGATGGCCGAGAACCAGGTCTACGCGACGGAAGACCCGACCATCGGCGTCAATCAGGCGCTGGCGGCGGTCAAGAACATCTCGCTCGACCAGCCGAAGATGACGCCGCTCGGCGAGATATTCAAAGTCGCGCTGGTCGGCGGCGCGAACGCGATGACCGGCTACAAGAACCAGAAGACCATCAATGAAATCCAGAAAGCGTCCAACAACGCTGGCTCATGGGTATCAAACTAATGTGCGATCCACTCACCCTCGGAATGCTCGCCATCGGCGTCGCCGGCACGGCGGCCAGCTCGATTGGCCAGATGAACGCGCAGAAGAAGCAGGAGGCGGCCTACAACGAGTGGGCGCAGCAGCAGGAAAAAGCGCGCCAGATGGAGAACGTGCGCCAGGAGGGCATGCGGAAGACCGCCGAGGAGGCCCGCGAGATCGGGCTGGAGAAGGTGTCCGCCGACAGCCAGAAGAACCTACAGGCCGAGGAGGCCGCCCGGCTCGCCGCAGAGATGGAGGGGCAGGGGCAGACGCAGGCCTCGGCCGACCCGGCGGCGACGACCTCGGTCGCCGACAAGGCGCTGTCTGGCAGCGCCGGCGGCGGCGAGGTGTTTCAGTCCGACCTCGCCCAGAAGCTGTCCAACGCCGCCAAGTCGGCCAAGCAGCGGATCGGCGCGCTCGCCACCGCCAACTCGTTCGGCGATAGCTGGGGCGGCCTCGGCACCGTCAACCCGCTCAACCTTCAGGAATCGGGCCGCAAGATCGACGAGCAGAACGCCTACCGCAAAGGCTCGCTCGGAGCCTACTCGGCCGAGCAGGCCATCGACCCGCAGCAGATCAGCTACTCCAATCCGATTGCCGACATCGCGGCGTCGTTCCTCGGCCCGGCGCTCGGCCAGATCGGCGGCGGCGCGGCCGGCGGCGGTCTTGGCAAGATGTTCTCCGGCGCGCTCGGCAAGGGCGCGACATCGACCATGTTCCCGGCCGCGCCGGTGAGTTCGTTCATAGGCCCGTCGCTGCCAGTGCCGAAGGGTTTCGGCGCAGGCCTGTTCTAGGAGAGACCCCGTGGCGACCATCGGCCTCAAGATCAATCGCGACAACTCCGGTCTCGGCATCGCCGAGATGTTCAGCAAGGCGATGACGAGCGGCGTCGACGACGCCATCGCCGTCGCCAAGCTGAAGTCGTCGCTCGCCACCGACGAGATGCAGCGCCGCCAGCTCCGCGAGGCGGCCTCGCTGCTGACCCAGCAGACCATCGAACAGTCGATGAAGAACAAGTACGCCCACGCCAACCGGCTGGCCGCCTACGACGCCGCCGAGCAGGCGAGCCAGTTGGAAGCCTTCATGAACGGCAGCGAACCGCCGGTGGTGGTTGGCGACGAGACCGTCGCCGGCGGCGGCGGCACTACTGCACCCGCCGCGCCCGCCGCACCCGCCGATCCGGCAGCGGCGCTGGCTGCAGTCTTCGGCGGCGCACGTCCCGAAGGCCCGGTCAGTTCAAACCTCCCCTACGAGATGCCCGAGATCGTCGCCGATCCGCGCCTCGCCGGCGTGCCGCAGGAGCTGCTGCCGCAGCCGAACGTGCCGATGCCGCCGACCATCAACGGCCTGCCGCCGCAGATCGCGCTCGACGCCACCGCGCCCGGCCCGGACTTCCGCCCGGCCATGCCGGCGCAGCCCGGCCTCGCCGGCCTGCCCGCCCCCTTGATCTCGCAGCCGGGCAACCCGGCGACGCAGGCAGCACTCGCCGCGACGCCGCCGGAGCTGGTGGCACCGCCGCTGCCGCCGATGCCGGGCATGCCGACCGGCCCCGCGCCGTCGCTCGACGGCCGCACCCGCATGGGTTCGCCCGCCATGCAGGACATCCTCAACACCGGCCCGGCTCCGACGATGCCGCCGGCGATCCCCGGCCTGCCGCTGGAGCTGAACCAGCCGCCGATGCCGCCGGCCATACCCGGCCTGCCGCTGGAGATGAATCAGCCGGCGATGCCGCCGGCGCTCGGCGGTCAGTCGCCGCAGCTCAACCCGCCGCCGCCCCCCGTGGTCGCGGGCCGGCCGGAGATACCCGGGCAGCAGCCCGGAAGCCTGCCATCCGATCCCGGCGCGATAGCCGCCATCGGCAAGCGCGTCATGGACATGCTCGGCATCGGCGGCGGACCCGCTCCGCTGGCCGGGAACGAGCCGCCCATGCCGCCGGCGCTCCGGGGGCTGCCTCGCGACCTCGGCGGCACCGGATTGCCTCCAGGGGCAACGGTGGCCACGCCTGACCAGTTCATCGGCATCGGCGACGTGCTGGCCAAGCTCGGCATGCCGCTCGACGACGGCGTCAGCCCGGTGCCGGTCGACATGGACGCCACCGCCGCGACGCCGATGACCACCTCGCCGGCCGGGACGCCGGCGACCTCGATCCTCGACAGCATCATGCGGGAGGGCGTGCCGAAGGACACCCCGAACTACAGCAGCCAGCCTCCCGGCGTGCCGCCGCCGCCCCTGTCTGCGACGCCTCCGGGTGTCGCGCCGCCACGTCCCACCGTCGCCGGCCGCCCCGACACGCCACCGCCGACCGGCCTGCCCGGCCCGAAGCCCATCGTCAATCCGCTCGACGACGTGATGCCTCTGCCCATCGGCGAGGAGGCCGGCGTCGGTCCCGGCCAGGAAGTGCTCGGCGGCCTGCCGCCGGAGCTTGTACCGCCGCGCCCGGCACCGCCTCCTCCAGCTCCTCCGGCGGCCCCTCCCGCCGCAGCGAGCGCGGGCGATGCTGCGGCCACCTCGTCGGCTGCGGCGTCGCCTGTCGACGCGGCCGCCGACAACATCAGCGCGGCAGTCGCCGGCGTCGATGGCGGCAAGGGCGATACCGCGACCACTGTGCAGACCAGGCAGGGGCCGGTCGAGCGCGCCGCGATCAGCGCCATGATGAAGTACATCTTCCTCACCGCCGGCACCCCGGAGCAGGCCGTGCAGGCGGCGCAGCGTTGGGCCGGCACGGTCGGCGCGACCTACAATCCGAAGTTCGGCGTCGACCAGAAATTCACCGAGAACGCCGCGTCGCTGCGGCAGGGCGGCGGCGCGCTTGCCGAAGCCACTGTCGCCGGCGGCACCGGCGAGGCGACGGCGCTGCCCGGCAGTGCCAGCGGCACCGGCGATCCCGCCTTTGTCGCCAACACCTTCATCAGAATGCAGGACTACATCCGGCGCGGCGAACGCCCGCCGCCGAGCGTCGTCGACGCCTACGCCCACGTCTACGCGCAGGAGTCGCGGCCGACGATATCGGAGTGGGTCGACCCCCAGACCAACCGGAAGTACCGCGACGAGAAGCCGCCGGCCCTCGACCCGAACTTGCCTAGCCCCGCCGCCGTCAGGGCGTGGCTCGCAGGCGGGCCGGTGCCATCCGCCGGCTCCGCAGCCCCGGCGGGCGGCCAAGGCGCACCAGCGGCCTCTCCTGCGGCCGCAGGAGGCACTGCGGCGGCCCCGGCTACCTCGGCCGGCGGCGGCACCGTCGTCGAGGGTGAGGTCGAGGTACTGCCTGACGGCACCCGGCGGACCCAGCTCGGCGGGCCGGAGGAGAAGGCGCTGACCGAGGCGGCCGCCGACAAGCAGAACTATTACATGTCGACCAAGGCCGCCGACAAAGAGATCAGGACGTTGCAGCAGGCCGACATGCCGTCGATGCTCAGCGTGACGGCGTCCGACCCGACCGTCTCCGGTGGCGCGGCCGGCGCGTCGCGCATCGGCACGTTCCTCAACGCCCTGCCCAACTACATCGCCCGCACCAACAACCCCGGCCTGAAGCGGTACTGGGGCGCGGCGACGGCGTTCGCGGCTCCGATCCTGCGCGACGAATCGGGCGCGGCCACCCGCACCGAGGACATGGGAACCATTCTGGAACGCTACATCCCGCTCAGCGACGACCCGCCAGACGTGGTCGCCATGAAGGCGGTCAGGCGCGAGCTGGCCGTCGAAGCGCAGCTTGCCGGGTTCCTGCCGCAGGCCACCGACAGGAGTGTGCTGGATCAGGTCGATGCCTACGTCAACGCCAACATCGAAGAGCGGCTGCGGATCGCCGGCACGCGGCCCGGCCTGACGCCGACAGCGGTCAGCACACGGTCACCCGGCGATCAGTCGCTGCTCGACAAGTACCAATAGGGGCGCGAGATGGACGAGGCAGCACTGTTCGAACAGCTCCGCGCCGCCGATGCCGCCGGCGACGCGGCGGAAGCCAAGCGCATCGCCGACCAGATACGCGCCGGCTCCGGCGTGGCTGTGTCGCCGCTCGACGACGGCGTCAGCCCGGTGCCGGTCGAGGGTGATGGCCACAACGTGCTGGTCGACAAGGCGCGTGACTACCTCCAGAGCTGGGTGCCGGAAGGCGACGAGTTCGCCGCCGTCGACGAGTACGGCACGGGCCTCGCCGAGGGTGCCGTAGGCTTGGCCAACATCGTGCCGAACATCGGCAACTCGGCGCGCAACCTGTTCGATCTGCACTTCGGCTCCGGCCAGGGGCTGGCCGAGGAGGACCGCTACCAGCCGTGGATGGACGAGCCGGAGTTCGACGCGCCGCGCCCCGGCTGGGAGGGCGTCCGCGAGACCGGCCAGATCACCGGCGGTGCAGCGCCGCTGGCGCTCGCCGGCCCGGCCGGCATCCTCGCCGCCACGGTCGGCGTCCCGGCGCTGACCAAGGGCGGCGGCGTGGCCGGCGAGTTCGCCGACAAGCTGACCGGCAACGAGGACACCCACAAGTGGGAGCAGACCGGCGAGGCGCTCGCGCCGCTGCTGTCGGGTGCGCTGCGCGTCACCAAGGGGTCGCCGGTCGGCACACTGGCCAAGAAGATACCGTTGACCAAAGGCGGCGGGCTGGCCGCCGTCACCGGCACCGTCAGCCCGCAGACGGCGCTCGCGGCGCTGGCCGCCAAGCTCGGCATCCAAGGCATGGACAGGGTGGTCGTCGGCAAGCCGAAAGGCCTCGTCAAGGACACCAAGAAAGCCATCGGTGAGACCGGCGCGACGATGCAGACGAGCGAGGAGCGGCGCTGATGGCGGGCATCCCCTACCGGCTGGTCGGCGGCGCAGCGCGGCCCGACGCCATCACCGGGCTGAACCCGGCTTTCATGCAGGCGATGACGCAGCTCTACGCAGCTGCGCCGCCGGAGGTGCAGCGCGAGCTGGGGCTGACCTCGGCCTACCGCTCGCCGGCCGTGCAGCAGGCGCTGTGGGACAAGTCCGACAAGACCGGCCACACGGTGGCGGCACCCGGCAAGTCGCGGCACAACCACGGCACCGCCGCCGATCTCGCCGGCTTCGGCGTCGGCGAGGGTGGCGTCAGCCCGGCGACCAAGGCGTGGGTCCACGGCAACGCCGCGCAGTTCGGCCTCGAGTTCCCGATGGACTACGAACCGTGGCACATCCAGCTCGCCGGAAACGTCCCT